AGGGCTTATGCTGTTAGGCCTCTTAGCCGAAAGTGGCGGTTTCATGAGGAATCGCACCTTAATCTCAATCTTCGCAGGATTGTGTCCTTTCTATTTAGACGATGAAACCGAAAACTTATGAATGGAGCCGATTCTCGGGATTGAACCGAGGACATGCAGTTTATGTGACAGAAGAGATTTATTATCCTTCGGTCACAAAACTGCTGCTCTACCACTGAGCTAAACCGGCGAAAATGGAGGAGCACATCCGAATCGAACGGATGCCGCCATTGCTGACGGTCTAGTTTTCAAGACTAGCGAGACAAACCAACATTCCCCTGTGCTCCGAAAAATGGCTCCTCAACGTGGACTCGCACCACGACAAAACGGTTAACAGCCGTTCGTGCTACTTTGACACTACTGAGGAGTGAATTGATAAAATGGCTCTCAAGGTAGGGATCGAACCTACGACAAACGCATTAACAGTGCGCCATTCTACCGCTGAATTACTTGAGATTGGAAATAAATTAGAGACACATTGACTTTTCGACATATTCGGTTCGTGGTAGCTGTGCCTTTCGACCAGCATGGCGGGATTCTAGACTCCCTTTCCTTGAACTAGATAAGTATTCAACGATTGCCACATACCTTTCGGTTGTCTCCAAATTGAAATTGGCTCTAGCGGTAGGTAACGCTCCTACATTGGGATTTTCGTCCCTCTCCTTAACAGGGAGTCGCATTGCTTGTCTGCCACACTAGAGTATACTGAAATTTTGAAGGATTTCGACTCATGCTGGCCGGCACAAATCTCCGTTACCCACGGCCGTAGGCAAACGTCTATCTTGAGGTGTCATATCATATTCACTGTAATGGGCTTCGAACACCATGTCTCCGGCGATGACGCCGGCATCCTGGTCCACTAGACGATACGGCTTCAATGATACGACTTGCCTCTCTTTAAATGAAATTTTGAAGGATTTCGGTTTTAGGATGGCCATCCAGAAACCTCCACACATTAGCATGCATCTTGTGTGTCTATCTCGACTTGAAATCAATTTGTAGTGGTGGCTCTAGGATTCGAACCATAGTTTCCGGCTCATCGCCGGTGTCTTACCATTAGACGATATGCCCTACTCTTATCATTCTTGTCTTAAATTATTTACAAAATTCTAAAAATTTGTCGATTTCATTTTTAATGTAGAGTTTACCACTCTCGCTATTGATGGATTTCCAAGGAATTCTGTATACCTTCCATCCGTTCTCTATCAAAAATTTGTCTTTCGTGTCATCGGAACGTTTTCGTTCAATCAACTTATGTTGACTACCATCGATTTCCAAAGCAATCATCTTATTTTTGATTGCAAAGTCTATCCAATATTTACCAACGTGCTTATCAAATTCATATTCGATGTTGTTGTTTTTTAACATCAGAGAAAAGAATCTTTCTGGATAAGACATTTCAAATTTTTTTCTGTGTGGAAATCCTTTATGTTGTCCTAATTCTATTCTGTTCTTTATAAGATTTGACAATTTTTTCTTAGTAGAAACAGAATGATGTCTATTTTCAAATTTACCCAAATCTTTTGCTAATTGGATGGATTCTTTCAACGTTCTTCTTTTCAAAAGACCATTTTTTGTTGCCCAATTCAATTTAGCATTATTCAATTTGAATTTATCATTCAATTGGCGACAACTCAGACCACCATCATAATATTTTTGAATCGATTCCCAAGGCAAAAGCAAATACGAAGAATATTTTTTGCCATATTTTCTATAAATTGATGGATCGAATCCCCCCGAAATCTTCTTATGTTTTGTTTTTAAATCAAATTTCTTCAACCACTTCATTACCATTGTTTGAGATTTACCCTCAATCTCAGAAATCTGACTGGTTGATCGACCAACACCAATATGTTTCATCAAAGTGTTTTTATCCATACTAATACATATATGCTAGTTATGTTAAACACCAATAATATTTTTGTAAAGTGGTGCACTATGTCGGTGCCGCCCCGACTTATCTAGTTTGGAAGACTAGCTCCTTAGCTGTTGGGATAATAGTGCGAAAACGGTGCAAACTACGGGAATCGAACCCGCCGCACAAACAATAGTTTGAGTCTCACCAGATTGCAGAGAGCATTTGAAAATGGAGCGCCATGTCGGTACTGACCCGACTTGGCTGGTTTGGAAAACCAGGACATTACCTTTATGTTAATGGCGCGAAACGATGATATTCATATGATTAAAACCGATTTTTGTAAATAATCATATAATTTGAAAATGGTGGCCTTGACAGGACTTGCACCTGCACGTTCTTTCGAACACAACCTTCTCAGGATTGCGCGTTTGCTAATTACGCCACAAGGCCGAATAAGATGGAGCCGCGAAGCCCCAAATAACAGGTAGATTCTCTTAGTTGAATGGTTTTCAGATTCGCGTCCTACTCGCCACTCTCAGATAGAGATACTGTCATCATCTTAAAATTTCGTATTTTTTTGCCCATTTCCTCACAGAATTATCACTCACCCCAAACATCCTACCGAGTTGCAACCAAGAAATTTTTTCATCCAATAGTTTTTGTAATTCTTCTTTGGATGGACGAGAAACTTTTCTCTCATTTAAATGCTTACACACAACAGAACAAAATTTTTGGTCACTCACTTTGGTCGAAAATGATTTTTTACAACATAAACATATATTGGTTATCCACGGTTTTACCAATTTAGTTATTTGTAATTTTATTTTAGCAGCTTCTCGTAAAATGTTAGTATCTAATGATTTATGATGAGTTTCTCTATGACAATTGGAACACAATAAAACACACTTCTCTAACTCTTTTTTTGCTTTTTCCCAAGACCATCTCATTATTATATAACAGGGTTTTTCTTTTTTAAGTGATTCATCCGCATGATGAAATTCCAAAGCATCAATACATCTGTCATATCCACATCTTTGACACTTACCACCAAACGATTCAATCGCAAATAATTTTTTCCTCCGTTGTGCCCTCATTACTGTTTGACTATTTTTATTCATACTAATAAATAGTATTCAGTTCGAGAAAAATGTAAAAAATGTAGAAAAATCGAACTACATCAAAATTGGTGCGTCCGGCAGGAATTGCACCTGCGGTTAGGCTCTCGCCTGACAGATTAAGAGTCTGCCCCCTTAGCTGCTCGGTCACGAACGCTTAAAAATTTCTCAATGATAGGTATTCCACCCATATTCTCGGCGCAAATGCCTACACATTGTTCATGGAGTCTTACTCAGGACGCTGTACAAACGGAGCCTGGCACGAACATCCACTACTCTTATGTTACATTGAAAATGGCGGGGCTGGAGAGAGTTGCACTCTCATCTGACGGTTTCGAAGACCGTTGCTCTATCTATTAAGCTACACCCCCTAAAAATTAATTGCCGCTGTCTGATTTGTTCAAGCATCCTTCATGGAAGGTTCTGATTGCGTCATAGAACGAAATCGTATTCCGAATCCATACAAGTGCTAATCAGCACGGAGAAGTTCGTTGGTCTATGCACTAGCTTCCCACAACTCAACGACAAAATGGCCCTCTCAGCGGGAATCGAACCCGCGACTCTTCCGTGACAGGGAAATAGGTTTCCACTACTTTATGAGAGGTATTACTGCTTCTTTTTTAGAATGAAATTGTTTCTATATTCTTCAATTTTAGGTTGAACAAGATTCTTGAATTTTGAATGAACATATGAATGATGTGTAGGACAGACAGGAATCAAATTTTCAGGAGAATCATTATCATGATTGCCATCAAAATGATGAACCGTGACAATATTTGATTCGTCGCATATTACACATTTTTTCTCATGATGTCTAAAACAAATCTTTATATACTTCCTTTGTCCTGTCAATTTTTCATCAGGCTGAAGTAAACTGTTTCCACGAGCTACTTTATTTGAACAAGACAATGAACAAAATCGTCTTCCTTTTTCAACGAGTCTTTGTGCCACTTTAAATTTTTTATTGCATTGTTCACACTCTATCATGATTAACCCCCTTTCCAAACTAAAATGGGAGGTATCTAACTTGTAATGTGTTAACCACTTTTTGAAAAATTGATTGTAATATCCGTTTATTGGTTTTTTATAGAAACCACATAAGTCCCGAATTGATTTTGAACGCTGGACAATTTTCTCCAAGATTGCTCTATCTAAATGTATTTTATTTGTTGGATTCATATCAATACATATATGATGCCTGTCACAAAACGTTACTTTATACTATTTTTTCGTGACATATAAAGTGGCGGTCCGTATGGGCATTGCTCCCATGACCTATCGGTTGACAACCGAGTGCTCTTCATCGCTGAGCTAACGAACCGTAAAAATGCGAGTCAACGCAAAGCGATTGACTCAACTCCTTCTACCATTGGTGATGAGATAATAAAATGGTGGACCGTGTGGGAATCGAACCCAGCCTCAGATTTCTTGCAAGGAAGCCTCGCCGCCAGGGACATGCCGGCCCATTTTAAAAAAGTTTTAACTGACGGACAGATTAAATTGCTGTCACAACCCTGTTTACTAACGACACAGGTAGTCGAAGTGGACGACTGGCATCTTTCCACCATGAATTCTTCACACGCAACAAACGACATAACACCATCGTCAGTTAAAGTGGTGAGTGTGCTATTGGGCGCGGCCCGCTCAGGCGCTACTTCATTTTCCTGTGATAATATCACAGTTATTGAAAATGGCACCGGTATGGGGAGTTGCACCCCAATTATACACTTTGAAAAAGTGGTCTCCTAACTATTAGAGGATACCGGCGTAAATTATTTTTCATACAAATTCGTAAAATTTCTTCCATATTTTCTATACACATAATTTAAAAATGGAGTGATTTCTTTTTTTTCTAAAATTAACAATTTGTTTTTAAATTGCGCAAACTTAGAATCGGTCTTATCGTTTCTATATCCTTTTATTTCGACATAAGACTCATCTGTTAATTTAAAATCAGGATAAAATTTGTATGTTTTTTCTTTAAAGATATATGGAAATCCTGTTTTATTTCTTTCAAATTTTATGTGGTGGTCAAAATTGTATATCACCCATGCGAGTTCCCAAGAACTATTACAGAAAATTCCTTTATACCAACCTTGTATTCCATATCCACTCTTATAACGATATCCCCCACTTCTTCCTTTTAAATATCCAGTTTTTAACTCTTCGTTATAACATTTCTTAGAACAAAACTTTTTAGTTTTTGCTCTATTAGGCAATAAATACATTCTTTTATTACACGATTGGCATTTTTTTTCAATCCTCTCTATTTTATATCCCCATCTCCCTGTTCGTGTTATAGCATTACCAAATCCTTTGCCTCTATACAAATCCGATAAAATCTTCTTTTGATGTTCTGGACATTTCCTCGTTCCATCTTTTTGATTATAAATTGCAGAACACCTGCAAGAACAAAACTTATTCCGTTTTTGTTCATTACATAAAATTTTATTACAATTTACACATGACTTGTTCACGATTATACATATCAAGTCGCACCCACAAAAATCTTATTTATTTTTAAAATAAATGGTAGGGCGGGAATTGGACCCGCATGGCCTTTTCCTCAAACACACTCTGGCGCCAGAGTCTTGAGAGGGACTTCCATCCCTATTGACACTTTATGTCAGCCTACCACAACTGCTGAATGCGTCAACCTTGACGAATTCGTTACGGCATCACCACATGGGCGACCCGCTGAAATGGTTGCTGGGATAGGAATCGAACCTATGGAGGTTGGCTTATGAGACCAACGGGAATCCAATTCTCCGCAGCGTAAAATGGCGCTAATGGTGGGATTCGAACTCACAACCTTCTGATCCGTAGTCAGATGCTCTATCCAGTTGAGCTACACCAGCGATTTAAAATGGAGCCTGTGACAGGTAACGCTCCTGCATACTCCTCATTACAAGTGAGGTGAGATTCCTTGTCCATCCACACAGGCGAAATTAATCCCCATCAACGGACTTCGAACCCGTATCTCTCGGCTATAACACCAAGCACTCTTCCGTTTGAGCTACAATGAGAAAATGGTGCGCTACCTGGGAATCGAACCCAGCTGGCCCATAAAGAGCGACAGATTTACAGTCTGCCCCGTATCCATAACGGTCTAATAACGCGAAAAGTGGTAGCTCAGGACGGTTCTGCCCCGTCTTGTCCGGCTTATGAGACCAGCATCCTAGCTAGTAGATGACCGAGCCATTTAAATTGGTGGAGATGAAGAGATTCGAACTCTCATAAAACTGCTTGCAAAGCAGGTGCTTCCCCGTCAAGCCACACCCCCGAAAATCTTTGTCCCCCGGACAATCGGAGGATTCGAACGGAACTTCTGAAAACGGACATCGAGTTATTAAACCGGAATTCAGACCATCGTTCAAAGTGGCACCTGGTGAGAGAATCGAACTCTCCCAGTCGGATTTGGAGTCCAACTCGCCGTATCCTTGGAACATGACCAGGTGTAAAATTATTTGGATTGAAACGTAACTACATCTTCACATAGTTTTATGAATTCGTTATCTGATAGGGATTGTTTGGCAAAATTGACATCTTTATCTACCCATTGGACATTATCTTCGATGTATCCGACCTTTGAATCGATTCTATCCAACGAAGCATTTGATTTTTCGTTTCTCATTGTTGGAAGATTCATTGTTCGTCCGGATAGAGGACATATTCTGTTTTGTTTCAGAAATAGTTCCCATAAATATTTCATGGACACGTTAAATTTTATATTTCTATAAATTGCATTCCTCTTGAAATAATTATATTTTGTCAAACTCAATTCTCCAATACCCCTATAGGTGGGATTACTTTTTCCTCTCAAATATTGAAGACATCCACAACTTCTTTTGTGTTTTCTCTGTAATGAATCACTTCTAGCAAATGTTGTTTTTCCACAATCACATAAACACTCCCACACCACCTGTTTACTTTCATTTATATGAGAAAATTTAATAACCTTCAATTTTCCAAATTTTTTGTCTATCAATCGTGTTCTGTAATAGTTCATATTAATACATATGTTCGATTACACTGAAAAGTTGTTGTTTTTCACTATGATGTGTAACAAAAATGGTATGCATGGTAGGACTCGCACCCACGATAGTCGCTGTGTAAGAGCGATGTTTTAGCTGCTAAACTACATGCACGAAAATGGCGGTCCAGGTGGGATTCGAACCCACATTAATCCATTTATGCGCTAACCGTTTAGAAGACGGAGCCATTACAAGACCGAAAAATATTGGCCGTGCTTCTCAGTGGTTGATGAGACCTCTGTTTAGGTTATCAGCCTTAAAAGCCGTGCCGTTTACAATCAAAAAATTAGTATTCCGATATTGCTACGTTCCCTCGGAAAAACGGGAATTTGGAGTAATGCGCGCTTACTTGACCAAATGCTTGCTGATGGCGCCCGCGAGTTGCATCATTCCAATCGACTTCTTCCCATCGAAGAAAGGCTTCAACTTGGCATCGGCCAAAATGACTCTCTTGTTCTTGGGGTCTTGAAGATTGTTCTTCTTGATGTAAACCCACAACTTGCTGATAATCTCTGTCCGAGGCATCGTTGACTTTCCGACAATCTCGGTGAGAATTGCGTCACACTTAACAGGTTTGCTTAATCCGCTCATATTTTAATCTATAGGTTAAAACAATGGATTGATTTCCATCGTTCAATACCAATATCCTACCATATAAGAAGGACTAATACAACTTTAAAATTCTATAATAAGAAGTGGTAGGCATGCTCGGACTTGAACCGAGACTCGGCGGAAATCTACCGCACCTAGTTTATAAAACTAGCGATGCTACGTTACATTACATGCCTGAGATCATTTTGTGAAAGGCGACATAGATTTATAATCTATTCCGTAAAATCTACACCATTTTCGTATGGAATTATCGGTCACACCAAATTTTTTAGATAAAGAATAGAACGATGTCGTTTTTATTAAATTTTCCAATTCATCCTTGGATGGCCGTTTCACCTTTCTCATACTAAATTTTTCTGTTCCCTTACCATGATGATTTGAATCCAAACTATCCAATGAAACATTCAAATCTTTGTATGTTTTGACAACAGGCTCTACAAATTTAAAATCTATAAAATCTTCCCACCAATAAAATTCTCGGCCTGTTTTATCAACATTGAATGATATATTTCTCCCCATTAATTTAGATGGGGGATAAATTATCTTATTCAAACCAGACATATAGAATGCGTAAAAATCAAAATCGGATATTTTATATTTCATTCTCCTCAACCAAGCAGAATTCCTCTTGGTAGATTTAACTTGCAATTTTAAGAATTTGTTATCCTTCTCTGAATATACAACCAAATCAAATGGGTGTTGTTCGGTCAATGGTGTAAGAATAACATATCCCTTTTTTGTCAAATCTAATGCTATTTTTAATACCGCTTCGTCGCCTGTTTTAAATTTTTCACTTCTCATATTGCTCCTTCATTCATATCAATATATATCAGAGTGTGGGAGCAAACAACGAATTAAATTGGTGAACCGAGTGGGCTTCGCTCCCACGACAAACGGGTTAAAAGCCCGCTGCTCTAACTGGACTGAGCTACCGGTTCTGAAAAAATGGTCGGCGTGGTGGGAATCGGACCCACGTTGTTTAACCTCTTGGGTAACAGATTTTAAGTCTGTCGCGTCTCGCCATCTGCGCCACACGCCGAAAAAAGTCGTTCTGGAGGGAGTTCCACCCCCGAGTTAATGGATTGTGCGCACTCACCAATAACCGTCTCCTTCGTACGAAGAGACTGAACGGAAAATTAAATATGTATTATCCCCTCATGTATTTCACCATGACAATTTGCACAAACAAGAATACATTTTTTAGCTTCTAAAATAGCTGCTCTCTTGCCCTTATCATAAATCAATCTACCAACGGAACCTAATTTTATTTTTGGGTTTTTGTGATGAAATGATAATGATGTTAAACATCTATCATAACCACAAACGAAACATTTCCCACCAAATTGAGATTTCAAATCTTTTATAGATTTTTTTCGGTTTTTGTTTCGATAGTCTTTATATTTTTGTTTAACTTTATCGGAACAATGATATGACACACTCGATTTGGCACACCCGATCTGTTTAACTATTTCGTTATAGGTGTGTCCACTTTTTCTCAATTCTAATATTTTTTCTTTCATATTTATAAATAGTTCAAATCAGTGTGAAAGACCACTTTATTTTCGAAATTGGTCGGTCGTACAGGATTCGAACCTGTGGCCTTCTGCGCCCAAGGCAGACGCGCTACCAAACTGCGCTAACGACCGGAAAATGGTCGGGGATAACGGGACTCGCACCCGGCCTCAGAGTTTCACAGACTCTAGTGCTGCTGCTACACTAACCCCCGA